GTTGAAGCCAGTGCCGCGTTCTGCCGTAACGCGCGCTTCGGGCGCCGGCCGGGTTGTTTTCTTGGTAGCCAAGGAGATTTCCAGTTTCGCGACTGCGACGGTAAATTTTACGGGATCGGCGATCTTCGACAGTTCGATCAGACGAGCGGGAGACTTCGAGAGCGCATAGACCAGCACCGCAGGATCGTCGGCGCCGCGCATCAGCAGACCAGCTTGCGTCTGGTTCAGGATCGATCCGACTTCGGACTCGGCTTCTTCGAAGTCAGCCACGCCGAGCGATTCCTTGCGGGCGGCATAGGACTTCTTGAAGTTCTCGACCTCTTCCTGCTCCTTGCGCTGCGCGTCGAGCTTGGCGCGATCGGCTGCGTCAAGCTTGGCCTTCTGCTCCATCCAGTTGTCATACGCTTCCGAGAACCGCGTTTCGTCGTAGTCGTACTGGTCAAGCGTCGGCTTTGCGGTGAGCGTCGGCGCAGGCTGCGGAAGCTTCGAGCGAATCTCTTCGAGCTCGCGCTGTAGCTCGCGCTTCTCGCGCATGATCTCTTTGTGACTCTTGCGCAGATCCGCGACCCACTTCGGCGCCGGCTGGCCCTTCAGCGATTGCTGCTCGCCTTCCGGCTGCTCGGTGCTTTCCGCCGACTCAGGCGCTTCCGACTCCTGGTCTTCGTCATCGAATAAAGCAGGCGCCGCGACTTCCTCGGGCTGCTCCTGCTCAAGTTCCGGTTGCTGCGTTTCGATCTCTTGTTGGCCCATGCACTCACCCTCTGGTGGGAAAATTCAATGCCAGAAAGTATACAGTAGAAGTTAGTTGTGCTGCACATGTGTATCACCTATACTGAGTGCACATGTGCAGCGGAAGGATGAAAATGGTTGATGAGAAAATGACGCGGACGGTGATCTTTTTACCGCCGTCGATGTTGCGTGAGTTGCATGAACTAGCCAAGATCAAGGGCGTCTTCCTGGCGACATTGATCCGGAGTTCGCTCGCACACACAATTGAGAAGGAGAGAAAGTGATCCAACACGCCATATTCGGCGCCCTCGCCTGCGTGATCTGCTTCGCGTTCTTCGAAGCGTTCTGGCCGGCTATCTTGCGCGGCATCAAAGGCGTCCTGTTGTTTCCGCTGATACTCGCGGGCGATATCTGGCGCAATGGCCCCGACGTGCTCAAAGCGGCGTTCTGGTGGCTGATGGCGTTCGCCGCAATTTCATTTCTCACACTTCATTTCTAATGCGCAATTTTCACGTAATCAAAGACGGCATGGACGTGAGCGCCCTGTCGCTCGCGATCTCGATGGACCCTGAACTGTGGACGGCTGACACGTTCTTACGCAACTATCCGCAGGGGCCGTTTGGCGATACCGATACGATCATGCTGCGCTTCCCGGAGATTCAGACCGGCATGAGCGAGGAAGAGATCGAGCTGTACAAGCAGAACAAGCTGGCCGGCTACGATCAGCATGAGTCGATCGCCTATCCCGCATGGTCAAAGCTGACGCAGGCGCATCCGTTCGTGTTCGATCTGGCACGGTTCGTCGGTGCGACGCGCATCGGTCGCGTGATGGTCAATCGCGTGCGACCGGGAGGCCGGATCTATGCGCACGTCGACACGCCTGAGCACACGCGGTATTGGCGCCGCTTCCATCTGGTGATTCAAGGCCAGCCAGGCGCCATCATCACGAGCGGAGACGAGACGTTGCAAATGCTGACCGGGCGCATGTTCCATTTCCGCAACGATCTGATGCACGAGGTACGCAACGAGTCGTCAGTCGACCGGCTGTCGATGGTTATCGATCTGCGCGTCTAGACCTTGGCCCAATGGTTGACCGTGGGGATGATCCGCACGGACTGGGCCAGATTCGCCTTCTTGATGCGCTGCTCGGCAACGTTTTTAAAATGGCTCATCGCGATGCAGGTGTAGCGGAATGAGTCCGCGGCGTGCGAATGCTCGTCATGCTGCGGATGCCCTGCCTTGTTGCGCGAGTAGCGGCGCAGGTGTTCAAGCAGCACGTCGCATTCGTCTGAGAAGAAAGCGTTCTTCAGTGCTGCGCGCCCCTGCTGGATGCCAGTCTCGACCGGCAGCGACGGTACGATCTGCACCTGCCAGCCATACGAGCGCATCAGTGCTTCCGACGACATGCCGGTATGCAGAGAGCGTGCGCGCCCGTCGTGCGGCAGCCAGACGGTCACATGACCCCATCCATTCTGCTGGAGCCAGTCGCTGTAATCCTTCAGCGATAGGCCGTGATCTTCGTGGAACGCCAGCACACGAAGCCCGCTAATGTCAGCCTGCGCGATCGTGATCGACGTTAAGTCGGCGACGCCCAAGTCGAATATGGCGTGCGTCGTCAGCGCAGGATCTTCGGCGATCGGGCGGATACGGTTGCCGACTGACAGCGCATGCATCTCCTTGCGGTAGATAGCGCCGTCTGTGGCCGCCATCGGCACGCCCTCCCAGATATGGTCGTACCGATCCGGGTCGTCAGCCTTCGAGCGCTGCCGTTCCGCTTCCAATGCGGCATTCCAGAACGGGTTGCGGTCCCAATTGACCTGGATGACGCGCGCATTGGCGGGAGGCTTCGCGATGAACGTCGTATAGACCGGATCGGTATCCATTTCCGGATTCATTGACATCCATATCTCTGATGTCTCTTTCCGGATCGTCGGCAGCAGCAGATCGAGCGAGCGCTGAGACAGCGCCTGCGCTTCCTCACACCAGACAATATCAATGTTATCCAGCGACTTGATGGAGTCAGCAGTGACGTCCGATAGGCCGCGGAAAATGAACTTGCTGCCGTTCGCGCCAGTGATCTCTGTATTCTTGACCGTGAAGAATGACGAGAGGCCAGCCGCCGCGATGCGCGACTCGATCATCGACTTGACCGACTCATTGATCGACTGCTGGATCTCTCGGCAGCACAGAATCCGCACTGGCTCGGATGCCGCGCGAATAACGAGAGCCGTGCCGAATGACATTGACTTGCCCGAGCCGCGCCCACCGTGAAACACGGTATAACGCGGGCCGGGAGTCAGCAGACATTCAGCCCATTCCGGAAGCGAGATTTCGCTCAATGGCCGACCGCCGGACGGTTAGAGACGTGAACCGGCGCCTGAGCGGCCGCCGGCGCATTGCCCGCGGTCAACGCCTGCGCGGACGGATCGACCTGTTGCGTACCATGCAGCGCGTTGACACCCGGCGACGGAGCCGCGACACCGGACGAGATCGCCTGATTTACCTTGCCGTCCATCGGGCTTTGCGGCTGATCCTGATTCACCTGGCCCGCTTGCTGGTTGACGCGATCTTGGATGCCTTGCAGCATCTGCATGATCGTCGACAACTGGCTTGCGTTCGTGTTCGAGATCGACTCGGCCGCCTTCGCCTGGTTGAGTTCGGCCGTCGACAGAGCCTGCACAGCCGATGCCTCGCTTTGCGTGGCGCTCGCTGCATCCTTGCGCGCCTGAGCCAGCAGAGCGACCGTCTGAGCGTCGGGCGGTGCGTTTGCTGCTTCTTGCTGCTCGGCTTGCAACTGCTGCGCTTCCTCGTCGTTCGGCTTGACGACGCCAGCCTTGACGAGCTGCATACGCGCGAACTTGGACAGATCTTCCATACCCTCGCCGTCAAGATTCCGGACGAGCGTAGCGACCATCAGTTGCTGCATCTGCGGATCAACGATACCCGGCAGGATCTTGGCGATTGCGTTGACGGTCGAATCCTTGCGGCTGTTGAAGGCCGGGCCCACATCAACGAACACATCGAGTCCCGGCGTGAACGCTCGGGCGATCGTCGGCTTGCCTTCGTCATCGATCGACGGGACATTGATCGACGTCGATTCGGGCGAGCCATCCTCGCCATTGGCGGAAAACTTGCGATTGTCTTCGGTGTAGATGTCGCACGCCATCGACAGGTAAATCTTGCCGCATCGCTGCATCGCGCGCGACATGTTGTCGATGAAGATGTAGACCTGCATGTCCTGATGCGCCTGCACACGACTCACCAGCGCATCAGACGTGTTGGACGTCACCTGACCGGCCGCCAGATCGCCGCCCGTCACGTCGAGCATGTCGGCTGCCGTGATCTGCACGAGGCCAGCCAGCGCGGGCGGAACGTCCGGCTGCTTTATGTAGCCAACAGGCGGGGCGATCGTCTGCGAGCCGTCGGCGCCCGTCACCGGGTTGATGAGCAGATACGGATTGTTCGCAACGAGATCACCGGCCCACGTCAGTTCGTGCCCTGCGACCTGTTCAGGCGTGAAAATCGGCTTCTCGCGCGGCGTAAATGCCGTAATGTCCGCCAGCGTGCTGATCTGCATGTTGTACAGACGTTGCGAATCCTTCGCGAGGCGCACAGCACCTTGGAAGCGTTCGATGCCGTCGATCACCTGGCGAATGCCATAGACGACGACGATCGGGATCTCAGAGCCAGCGATATACCCGCAGTCCTTCAGGATTCCGCAGCCGTCCATGAAGTACTTGCGCACCTTCTTGCTGTTGCGCTTGCCGCTGCGAACCTTGATATAGCCGATCGAGGCGTAATGCTGTTCCTGCTCTTCCGCATCCTCGCGCCCTTCTGCATCGAGCCCGGCGTAGACTTTCTGCTCGACGCCCGAGTGCGGTTCACGCCATACCGAGTACTTCTCGACTTTCTGCTCCACTTCGTAATATTCGCCGATGTACACGGAATCGTTCGTGAACCAGTCAAACTGCTTCAGCGAGCGAACAGCCTTGAAACTGGTCGGACGCTCGGTCAGCTCGACTTCATCGCCAAGATATTCGGTCGTGTAGGTATCCCAACTAATCGGGTTAAGCACAGTGCACCACTTGGCGTCCGACTTGTCGAGCTTGCGGCTGTCCGGATCGAAGAAGACGGAAATGTCGGCGTCAGGGATCGGCTCGAAGCAGATCCGCTGCGGCGTGTCGTCGTCCAGATCCGTTTCCGCGCGGTGATCGTAGTCGTTCGTCAGGCGCCAGGCGCCCATCCCGCCGGCGACCGCTTCATCGAATGCGGACACATACACGTCCTGCGCGCTGCTGTATTGCTCGTCGGAGCGGTAGACGATGCGCAGCGCGTCGAGATCATCCTGTCGGCTGTCGTCCTCGCTCGACCGGAAATTGACCGTCATCGCATTGGCGCGGTATTCCGACACGATCCGGCGAACGGCTTTCTGCACCTTGTTGACGACGAAGCGCGGCCGGTTGTTGAACTGCGCGCCTAGACCGCCTTCCCACTGCGCCGCGTCGACATAGGCAAAGCGCCGGTCTTCGAGCGAGGCGAGCCGGATCTGTTGCTGCGGGCCGTATGCGCGATCGAACCGGGCCGTCGCGCGATCCCAAACCTTGCCGTGCCGTTCTTCTTTGGTCAAAGCCATTTGGCGTGTTTCCTTTCGATTTCTTCGAAGCCGCGGCGTTCAAACAGCGCGCGCGCGGGGAATGCGACCTTTTCGCCGGCCATAAAGCACTTGACGCCTCGGCGCTTCAGTTCGTTTTCAGTTGCCTCAAACAGAGCCAGTCCGTACATCAGCCCGCGCAGACCGGGTTCGACAAAGAAGATGTCGCCGATTCCTTCCAAGCAGTCGCCGTAATGGATGCTCGGCCGCACGAACACGACGAAGTAAGCGACGATCCGCCCGTCCAAGCGGCCGATCATCATCGTCAGTTGGTCCGCGTCCTGCATCGCGCGGTAGAGCGGCACATTCGGCTTCAGGTCGTAGCCCTGCTGCTTGTGCAGGCTGATCTCGTCGTAGTGCTTGTAGAGCAGCGGCAACAGTTCGTCGTAGACATCCTGGAACCGCTCGACTGAGAAAACTGGCTTTGTCATTTGGAGTCCTAACGACGACCGTTAAATTGATTCGCTGCGGCAGCCCCTGCGGCGTAGCCTGCACGTTGCGACAGTTGCTCAACGAACAGACGGCGCGCGGCGAGAGAGTCATAGTTCCGTAGCGCTGCGGCCAATAGTTTACCGTTCGACAATAGCTTTGCGGCGTTCTCGGTCGTGATGGACGAGACCTTTTGCGTGATCGTGCGCGTCAGTGCGCCAGTGATTGCGCCGGCCGCTGCGCCGCCGATCGTCCCGAGCGGACCCATCGCCGTACCGACTCCGCCGCCGATCAATGCCTGCACCCCCACATCTTTCAGAGCGTCGCCGAGATTGCGGCCGAACCGCTTGGCCGCGCTCTGGTTCTGCATCGTGTCGCTGCCGCCGATCTTGCCCGTCTTGGCGTATGTCGTCGTCTGGTTGTGCAGATCCTGCGCAACGCTGCCGAACTGGCTTGCGTCCTCTTTCGACATGAACGGCGAATACTTGTCGGATGCGCTCTTGAATGTGCCGCGGTTGAATTCCGTTTCGCCGCGGCTGTTCTTGTTGCGCTCGGCAACTTCGCTCATTGCCAGCTCGCGCGCCTTCTGCTGGCGTAGCGCGATCGCTTTGGCCCTGTCGGCCGCTTCCATGTTCGGGAGCAGCTTGTCGAGCGCCTTCAGGCTGCCGGGCGAGTCGGCGTTCCGTACCGCCTCTTCCGCCTGCGCGAGTGCCGTCTGACTGGCCTTCTGCGAATCGATGGCCGCTACGTTCTGCGCATGCGCGCCGTGCAGTTCCTTGTAGGCCGGCGATTGCGCGTCGAGCACGCTCTTGAATTCCTGATGCGCCGCGGCATGCTTCTCGCTGGATGCGAGCGCGCGCCGAATGTATTCCTGCCCTTCGGCAGGCAAGCCCGTCAGATCGTTTTTGTTCTCGAGATGTTTTGCCAGTGCTGCGAGTGCATCCAGCGTTGCATCAGGCACCTTGTCGGCCGGACGGAAGCCGGGTTTCATCTGCTCGGCCTTGATGCTATTGATCGTCTGGATAAGTTTGCTCGAGCTAACTTCGCCCGTTGTCGGGTTGATGGCGCCATTGACTCGAGTCTGCAATGCCGTCATCGCATCGATTGGAGCAGACGCGTCCGAGTACGCTTTGCGGGCCGCACCGTACTTCGGATATGCCGTGTCCATTTCCTTGAGCAAAGCTTCCTTGACGGCCGTGTAGCGGGATACCTTCGACGTGTCGCCAGCAAGCGAAGCTTTCGAGATCAGCCCATCGATGCCCTGTTTCGCATCAAGCAAGCCGCGCCCGGTTGCGGTGACGGAGCCGTCCGGGTTGACAGTAATTGCCGCTTTCTCGCCGCGATCGGCTGCAATATCGCCAGCCTCTCCGATAGCTTCGCGGAACGTCGGGCGCTTCGCGAGGCTTTTCCACGCATCAGACTCGAGCGTTGCCGACTTGTCGAGCGGAAGGAAGTTGTCGGCCGCATCCGCGCTGCGTGCTGCCTTCGCTGCTGCTAGTTGCTCGGGCGTGCCGGTGATCTGGTCGAGCGCTGCCGCTGCCTCGGCGTGCTTCGCCTTCTGCAGATCTTCGAACACGGTCGAGCCCTGATCCTTGGCGATCTTCTGCGCAAGCTTGACCGGCGCTTCAAACTGCGGAGACTGAAGTTTGTCAGCAACAGGCTTGGCGAGCGGCTTGACCTCGGATTGGCCCTGCGCTGCGAGTGCGTCACTCTTCTGCGCCGCCGCTTCCGCCGCATGCTCTGCCGCCTGCGGATTGGCTGCCGTGCCAGGAGTGTTCGGCGCTTCGGCCGGCATCGAGCCAGGCGCTTTGCCCTTTCCCAGAGCAGACGCAATCGCCGCGTCATTGTTGGCGCTTGCATTGCCAAACGTCGACGGGTTCGCGTTCGTGCTCACCTTCTGGAGCGTCGTCACGTTCGCGTCGTTTGCCATTTCGGCCGCGCTCGGCACATAGCCCGGCGTCTGCGATGCGGGCGCCTTTTCGAGCTTGGACGCCAGCTCGCTCGGCGTGTGACCGGTTGCGCCTGCGATGTCGGCCGCGACCTGAGCGTCAGGCGCCGCGCCACTGGCTGCGACCTTCGTGGCTTCGGACGGCGTTTTACCGAACATTTCCTGCAAGCGCGCGATGCCCTTGGCGACAGTCGGATTCTCGGCGAGAGCGGACACGCCCTTACCGAGCACCTTGCCGATGCCGACACCAGCCGCACCCGCAGCGCCACCGACGGCCGCGTCGCGCGCCACTTCGCCGACAGACTTGTTCTGTGCCACAGCAGGAGCCGCGCCAGCGACAGCGCCACCAGCGACAGCACCCGGAAGCGTTGCGCCGCCCATCGCAGCATATGGAGCCGCCTCG